TTAACTACTATTTAATCATTATTTATAAAACAAAAAAAACCCCAGTCATAAAGACCGGGGTTTAAATTTTACTACAGGTTTCTTATTGTTATAAGCGAATCGCTTACATCAAGTTAGCGACCTTAACTTTGCGGTAGTACTGGTTACGAGCGGCAGTGAAAGTATCACCGTCAGTTGTACCGTTGCTCTGCGTTACGAATGGGTTAGCAATCATACCGTAGCGAGTCTTAAAGCCAATTTTTGGCTGGAAGGTATCAGGATCGATTGCTCGAACCATCTGTAAAGGCACATATGGGCAGTAGAATAAACCAGCATCGTATGCAGAAGAACCTTTATAGCCAACAACATAGAACTGACTAGCAGAACCAGTGTTAGAGGAGTAGGGATCAACATACACTTTGTAACGACCGTTAAGAATACCAGCAAAAGTGTTACCAGTATCATCTACGCTCAGAGTTCCGTTACCGTTGATAGCAGAACCAGTGTCAAGAACACCAGCCATAGAAAGAGCAGCCGCAACATCAGCAGATGTGATGATGAAGTTACCTTTACCGCGACGAGTATCTTGAGCAATTACGTTAGCATCACGTTCAATGTTGAACAGAAGACCTTTGAAACGCTCAACGCTCCAACGACCATTTGAATCAACGTCTAAGTCGAAAGTACCGGCGGTAGCAGTAGATGCGGCACCAGTTTTAGCAACTTTGTAGATAGTACGAATTACTTCACGGTTAATTTCAGCAAGAATTTCTTGAGAAAGAATGTTAGACAGTTCGCCTTCAGCATCCAAACCGTGGATAGCCTTAAGATCCTGTGCTAATTCAACAGTGTACTCAGCTTTCAATGCACGAGACTTAGCAGTAACAGTGGTCTTCTCAATAGAGAAAGCCATCTCGTTCATAGTAGTAGCTCCGCCCCAATCTTCAGCAGTAGCTGTAGCAATACCAGCACCAGTAGTGTAAGTTCCATCTACGGGATTAGATCCAGCGTGAGTTCCGCCACCAGCAAAGTCAGTGTCAGCTTCGTTGAAGAGTGCTTCAGCACCAGTCTGATTAGTGTAGTGTGACTTCATAGCGAAGATCAAACCAGTAGGACCAGTCATTGGCTGAACACCAGCAACGTCATATGCCATTAAGTTAGGAAGTGACCGACGAACCAGTGAGATCAAGATAGGATCGTAGTTATCTACGTTTGCGCCAGTAGCGTTAACGTGGGTTGCTTCTGTAATGTTACGCTCTTCGCGCAACGCTTTTTCTTGGTTTTCCAATACGACAGCAGTAACTGCCTTACGGTAAGGGTCAGTAATTTTGCCAAGATTATCATGGTCCAGAACTGGAGCCCATTTCTCTTGAAGTTGTTCAGAAAGATACATTGTGTTTCTCCTATTTGAGTGTAGTCTTATTATTTATACAGTTGAGTTATTTAAGAACTGATTTAGAGATTGCCTGAGCGTATTTATTCATACCGGAATTACTTTCAGCAAGGTATTCACCGTCTACAGTATCATCCAGTTTTTCTTCGGAAACGACTGTTTGCTTGGGGAAATAATTTTCCTTGACAACAGCAATTTTTTCAGCGAAAATAACTTCACTACCAAAGTCAATATCTTCTACTAGCTTTGCAAATTTTTCTGATTCAGTAAGAGTTAAATCTTCACATGCTTCAGTTACTATTGCTTTGCGTTGGAAAGATGTCTTCTCGGTAGTAAGAGTAATCTTCTCTTCAACGGACTCATTTAACTTTGTTTCCAAAGAGTCAATTTTGTCCTGCATTTCGCCCAGTACATCATACTTGTCTTGTGGAACTTCGATGTAGTGTTCGGCGAATAAAGTCTTCATTCCAGATATAAAGTCTTCAGTGATTTCAGTCCTGAGACCTCGCTCAATGGCAAGTTCATTCTCTTTCATCCAGTTTTCAGCAACGTAGTTAAGGAAAGAGTCAACCTTCTCAACTAACTCAGACTTAAATGTTTCTTGCTGGAGCTGAACTTCTTCTTGTAATTCTGCTTCAATCGCTTCCATTTCGTTAGCGATACGAGCCGTTACGACTGCTTCAAAGATACCGGCAGCCTTGACTTTGAATTCTTCTGTTAGATTTTCTTCGTCTGCGAATAATGCGTCAACATCACTTGCGAACAAAGCCTCATCGGCTTCTGCAATTACTTCTGCGTCTTCAGCCACTTCGTCTTCTACGATTACTTCTTCTTCAGACTCAGCTTCTTCTCTAACGCCAGCAGATGATGCTTGTGCAACAACAGTCTTTGGATCTACTTTATCTTCGTAGTTAATTGCATCGCCTGCTCCAGCACCTTTAGGTAAAGTGCCATCTTTCTTAGCTTTTGCGGCTGCCTTATTAACAGAAGTCAAGCCACCAGTGGGATCTGATCCACTCATGTCTTCACTTGGGGCAGCGGCTGAGTCACCCTGAGATGGGGCAGTCTTGTCGCCAACATCTTTAGAGTTAGGCAAACCTGCTTTCTCGTCCAGTTCGATAGTCTCTTCGCTGAGGACAGGTGTTGCTTTGTCCTTAGCTAGAAAATCTCTGATTTTACTTTCAACATTCATTGTTTTTCTCCTTTTGAGGATTATGTTTCTGATAATATTTATACAATCTTAAATTTTCGACAGTCTGTCCATGAAAGAACTGAAGACATGTAACTTCGCTTCATCCAGTTCACGGGACGAAGCCTTAGTAATGATTGCTTTAGCCATGTCAATTTCTCGTTCTTGCCATACTCCATTGACTATGACCCACTCTTTGTTTTCCATAATCCCTCGCACAAAAGCATCTGGTGCAGATGGATCTGATACGATGTCGGCAGCGGTTGATAGCATGAAATCATCTTGAACTTCGTTGATACCATTTTTTTCTTTGAGTGAACCCAGTCCACGAGAACTTACTCCTAGTTGAGCGCCCTCTTCGATAAGATTACGAGCAATGTTGCCCATAGGAGTATCTAGAATTTTGGCTTTACCAATCCAGTTGTCTCCATCTTCTCTCAGTGAGGTAATCATATGAGATACTCGGTCTAGATTAACAGTGGGTCCGTCTGGATGTCCAAGTTCGCCCATCGCTCTTTTTGTATCAATACTTTCTTTGGTATAACGCGCAATCTCTTTCTGCATAATCTCTTTAGGATATACACGACCGTTGCGATTTTGTAAGTTAGACTGAAGAAATACACCTTCGATGTAGAGAGACTTTTTTCCGTCTTTCTCTTCAACGATGTACTGTACATCTTCTACCATTTCTCTAATTAGTTTCATTAACCTAGACTCCCATCTGCGTCTTGATGCTGATATGAACCATAGCCAGAAACCTTAGCAGTTTGGACTATGACTGTGCCGGTGCCTGTTCCACCAGAATCAGTGATGCCTACAACTATGTCATGGGTATTATGTCGATTCTCTGAGAAGCCATAGAACTCTAATTTACCTGACATATGTAAAGTGTGTAGTACAACGCTGTTACGAGTTACAGTTGCAGTAACACCACTGCCGAGCGACCAGTACAATGAACTAATGTTTACTACTTGGTCACCTGAAATAGTCTCTGTTGATTTCTTCAACGTACTTGATATATCAATAGTGCCAGCGGCTTGAGTTGAACCGTTTTCGGTAATGGCGGTTACACCCTGTACCTGTGTTAACTTGAGATTTGTGACTGTAGTCGCCATTAAATTGCCCCTTTATTCCTTAGTCGGTTGAGTCTGATTCTTCAGGTGCTGGAGCTAGTCCCATCTTTTGCATCTCTGCCGCATCGGGACCGTTAAACATGGTGTTGGTGACTTCTCCTTTACGGGCAGCTACTAGTTCATCAGCTTTGACGCCCATAATAGCATTGAATGCATCTTCGGCACCCGTTACATCTCCATCAGCCATCTTATCCATCATCTGATTTATATTTTCTTGTGATGATATACCATCATTAACTTCAACTTCAATTTCATTCTCTACTTCAGACATAATTATTCTCCTTCACTTGTTTGTTCTTCATCGGGTTCTCCAGACATATCTTTCTGGTGCTCCCTTTCGCGGTGAGCCTCTAATGAGTCTCCCACCATATGTTCTTCTTCAGGCACGTCTGCAATTTCATTAGCTATGTCTGAAATTTCTTTGTCAGTGAGTTTCAAGATATTCTTTTGAACGTATGACTTACTATATAGTGTGCCCATATAAGGCGCAACACCATTAAGAACTTCAACTCGGCTTCTAAGAATC